CACCGGGTGAGACGATGGCGAGAAATTCGTCATCCTGCCGTACGACGAGCCCACGGGTGTGGGAATTCGTTGTAGAGCCTTAAGCCCCTATGAAAGGACCTGACCTTGTCGCTACATATCTTTGAGGCCGTCAACAACAAAAGGAGAAGTGATTCATCCGCGAGGAAGTTTCACTATCTCTTGTTTGCGTTGATAGAGCATATTCTGTACAAGCTCGGAAGACACATCTTGAAAAAGATGTGAGCTTCTAGGAACCACTATGCCCCGCGAGGGGCTTCGTGGTCCTGCAGATTAACAACCTGCCATGCACGTACAGAGGTGCGCCTCTGTTTCCGAATGGAAACAGATAGCGTCTATGATCGCCCTACTAAAGGGTGTAGGCGTTACCTCAGAGGGTCTAGCGACCGGGAATTGTCCGGGCTCTGTGCTCTCGTCATGAGTCCTACTTTGTGGGACCGTGAGGTCTCAACTATGGAGGATGTCATGAGAACCAGAGAACGAAGTGGGTCGAAGCCAGATAAAGACACGCGTCTTGAAATGGATTCGACTTTCTATCGGTATGGGGAGGAAGTCAATACTGTATCCGATGACGGAACAGGGTTGTATACTCCTTATGCTTATAGTCAAACTACTAATGATGTGGTTATCCCAGATTTCAAACGGAGAGTGGCTGCAGGTGAGTTGTTTAACAACCCCTACAACACTCTTCGTGAAGAGACTGAGATTCATCCACTACAGCTCACGGGCGAAGGTCATTGGTCTATCGACCTGGCCGTTCCCCATGTTGAGTATGTGAAGGATGTCATCACTGGTGGTTCCACGATTGATCCTTTGTCCTGCCAGCCGTTTGCAACTCCGATAGGAGGAGCATATAGCTTCCCGGAACTGAGTTCCGAGCAGCTACAAGCTGTCACCGGCGCCTTCGCTCAGATGAATAACCCTAGCTTTCTAGCCGGGGTGACTCTTGCTGAGGGGAGGAAAACCGTGAAGTACTTGTACGATCTGTACAAGAGCTTGCGGCGAGCAGATCAGTTGATCCGAAAGGGTATCCTTATTCAGGACATCCTACGGAAATTGACTGATCCGCGGAAGGTGGAAAGGGCATCGAATCAATACCTGCAAGTCAGATACGCACTTAGACCCTTGGTCTACGAGGTGCTCGGGCTCATTGAAGCAATTCGTGAGTCCGATCGCCCCACACGATCGAGGTTTAAGTACTTTCTGAAAGACTCAGATGTAGTACAGGCCTACGACAGTGGAGAGTATATCTTTCCTACGTCATGGAATGTAATGCGTCACTTCAAGTTCGGGTGGAGGTTGGATAAAACCACCTTCTACTCGGTATCTGGAGGAGTCCTCGCTGAGGTGTTATTGGACACGTACTCCTGGGCTCAACGCCTGGGTTTGCACAGTCCTGTACAATCGGGTTGGGAACTTGTTCCCTTCTCCTTTGTTGTGGATTGGTTCTGTAACACTGCGAAGCTTGCAGCTTCGTTCGACCCTAAGCTCAACGTTCGGACGAGGACGTGGTGGTGTGTAGTCCGTCAAAAGACTGTATTCCACGCATATCCTTATCCACGCTGGGCTATCACCAACGAGGACAACCTTACGGAGTTTGCAACCCCGCACGCTTCGCATGGCTTGTTCCTTGGCGGTGGGGAAATTACTCGGTCCTTAACAAAGACTGAGCGTTTTCCTGAACCTGCCAGACAGATCCTACCTTTGGTCGATTTACGACTGAATCTAGGAAAAGTCACAGACCTGCTTGCTCTCGCAGTAGGTGGTTTTGATAGACATCGCCGAGTGGTGATGTCGACCGCCCGCTATTAGAGCAGCTGATAAGAGGAAGGTAAACACCATGCTGCCAGATCCAATGAACTTGGCTCTGACGATGGATGATGCGACCACACCCAGCGAAACGCTGAGCTTGGTTCGTATCAACGAGGTCACAAACCGAAGCACCTATGCTATCCCTGAACTGGAGGAGGATCACTCCACCGAAGGTCAGGCGATACCGGCCCACGACCAGGTAGGTCTGCGGCACCAGCTGCAGTTCTATCGTACGTACGCCAAGAGAAGCGGAGCTTCTCGAGGAAGTGCGAAGTCGACGGTCAAGGTGACAAGGGATGTGAGTGTTCCCAATGCCGATGGTACTGGGAACATAGTTCTGCCCCTCATTGCTGAGGTGAACTTCTCGTGTCCTGTTGGTGTCTCGTACCACAATCGCAAAGATCTGAGGTGCATTGTTGCCTCTATTCTTCGCGAGCACGCAGAGATGGAAGACCTGATGACCACGGAGCAGATCTAGCTTTGCTGGATCTAATCTGGGGTCTGATAGTCTTCCTATTTGTCATAATTCCAGTGAGCTTGGCCTGCCTCTTCATCTACTTGCTTGGCAAGTAGGGAGGAAAGGCCTTTTGCCTCTGGTGACAAGGAGGATGCGCAATGCATCGACCGCGTGGTGGACGTAAAGCCCGGAAGAAGAGTGAGCGAAAGCTTATTCTCCCTTCGGGTCAGACACTGACGCCCAAACCGGGATTTTTCTCGGTAAGGGTTCCCAGGGATTACCCCTGGGAGATGATGTGTCGTCTAAAAGACGACATTGCTCATCTAGCCCCCTCGGATGATCTTGACCGAGTGGAGCGGGTTATCCGCTCCAGGAGTCTTGATCAACTGGAGGAACTAGGGCGCGAGTGGGGGTTACAGAGTATACCTCCTTTCGTCAGTACACCGAATGAGCTTACGTTGTGTAAGTTTCGTTTGGGGATGAGTAACCTGATCCGGAAGTTCCGTTTCGATGGAAATTCCGAGGACAGAGAAGCAGTCGCGATACGTAATGTATTGCAGGCACGGCATAGTTGCAGACAGTTCAATCGAGCTGGCTACAAGTACCTCTTGGAGGAAGACGGGAAACCGAATTCCTTCTTGAGGGATATGCAGTACTTCTGCGCCTCCGTTCTTGGCCCCTTAGATGGGGACAAGGTCAGGCATTGGACTAGGCATGGCCCCGGTAGCTCGACACAAACGTCACGCGGGTTAGTCTCAACGTACAATAAGTACGTCGACTGGCCTTACCACGTTACGTCGCGAGCTGTCGGTCCTGCGCGCCGTTTAATCGAATCTGATCCTAGGTGGTACGGAGCCCTTGAGGATTCCTACCGGGAGAGGTTTGGTATTGAAAAATACCGGATTCTCAATCGAGAGGAGTTTTGGAGGAGCGTCTTTACCATTCAGGATTGGAATAAGATAACGACGGTGCCTAAGGACGGTCACAAGAACCGTCCAATCGCGATCGAACCAACAATCAATGTTATGCTTCAACTTGGCGTGGACGGCTTTGTCCGAAAGCGCCTTAAACGTTGGGGCATCGATATCGATTCACAAGAAAAGAATCGGTATCTGGCAAGGGAAGGGAGCATCCGTAAGGACGCCGACTCCCCCTGCACCATTGATCTGTCAAACGCTTCCGACACAGTCTCGTTGAGATTGTGCAAGTTGCTGCTGACGGGTGATTGGTACGATTACCTGTGTGACTTACGGTGTCCGAGAGGACACTTGCCATCAGGCAAAAACCTACGCTACGCGAAGGTTTCGTCGATGGGTAATGGTTACACATTCGCGATAGAGACGTTAGTCTTCGCAGCCATAGCGTACGCTGCAGTAAAATACACCTATGGTGGATGGCGCAATGATTTAGTCTCCGTCTTCGGAGATGATATCATCGTGCCGGAAGCCGCAGGTGCACTTACTGTGATGTTGCTAGAAGCTTGCGGACTAACAGTGAACCGAGACAAGTCCTTTCTAAAGGGGCAAGTTAAGGAGAGCTGTGGTCACGACTACGTCTCTGGGCATATGGTAAGAACCGTGTACCTAGACGCTATGCCAGAGGACATCCGAGGGGTCATTAGTGACAGAAATCGGATCCACCGATGGGTGGATCTGAATTTTCACTGTCCGACACCTCGGGTGGACGAATTCGCTCTATCGCTCTTAGGACCACAGCTCTGCTGTTTTGGTCCACGGAGTGACGAGGAGTTCGACACCTACTGGCACGTAGATACACCCTCCATCAAACCTCCATATGAAGCCTTCGGGCCTCACTGGAGTCGGAGTGTGTATCGGTTTATGTGCATCGGTGTGATCCCAACCTGTGTGAAGCGTGCTAACAGTTTCCTTTTCAGGAAACTCATGCACCCTCTACACCAATCAGGGGACACACTAGACCCGAGACGTACCTTCCCGAAAGAGAAGATCGTCTCAGGTGGCTCTGTGTTCAATGTAACGAAGCGTTACAACGAACGCCTAATTGTGCAGGTTCGCGAGACGTCCGTATGGAAGTCCGCGTACTCCATGTCTGAACCAGCGTGGCCCCCAGCGAAAGCTGGGGGTTCGCCCGTCTAGACCGGGAG